GTATTAATTCACATTTTCATTTAAGGAGAGATCATGCAAATTGAGCAAATTGAAATCGAAAGCCTGCTGCCTTACGCACGCAATTCCCGCACGCATTCGGACGAGCAAACCGCGCAGATTGCCGCGTCAATCAAGGAGTTCGGGTTTACCAACCCCGTCCTGATTGACAACGACAACCAGATCATCGCTGGCCACGGGCGTTTGATGGCCGCGCGTAAATTGCAATTGAAAGAGGTGCCGTGCATCCGCCTTGGCTACCTGACCGAGACGCAGAAAAAAGCCTACGTCATCGCGGACAACAAATTGGCGCTGAACTCAGGCTGGGACGAGGAAATGCTGGCGCTGGAAATTGCCGAGCTCAAGGACGAGGATTTCGACATTGACTTGCTCGGGTTTACCGATGATGAGCTCGCTGGCTTGGCCGACCAAATCGCGGAAGAGGTCGAGGGCTTGACCGACGAGGACGAAGCGCCAGCCGTACCAGAGGAAGCGAAAACGAAGCCTGGCGATATTTACGTCATGGGGAAACACCGTTTGATGTGCGGCGACAGCACCAGCATCGCAGACCTGGAGCGCCTGTGCGACGGCCAACCGGTGGACATGTGGCTGACCGACCCGCCCTACAACGTGGCCTACGAGGGCGGCACCAAGGAAAAGCTCACCATCAAAAACGACTCGATGGGCGACGATCAATTTCGGCAGTTCCTGCGCGACGCCTACACGGCCGCCGACGCCGTCATGAAGCCGGGCGCTGTTTTTTATGTTTGGTACGCCGACGTCGAGTCCTACAACTTCATTGGCGCTGCTCGAGACACAGCTTGGAAAATCAGCCAGATTTTGATCTGGAAAAAATCCAGCCTGATTTTGGGGCGCAAAGATTACCATTTCATCCACGAGCCCTGCCTGTACGGCTGGAAGGAAGGCGCTGGCCATCTGTGGGCATCCGACCGCAAGCAGACCACCATCCTTGAGTTTGACAAACCCACCCGCAACGGCGAGCATCCAACAATGAAGCCCGTTGCGCTGTTCGAGTACCAGCTGCTCAACAACACCAAAGGAGGTGACATCGTCCTCGACTCTTTTGGTGGCTCCGGCACCACCCTGATTGCAGCCGAGAAGAACGGTCGCGTGGCTCGAATCATGGAGCTGGACCCGAAATACTGCGATGTGATTGTGCGCCGATGGGAAGAATTCACGGGAAAAAAGGCCGAGTTGATTGCAGCGGAGCAGGCCGATGGCGACGACAGTACCGCTTGAGACGATTTGCAAGCTGCTTGACCTGACGCCACAGCGTATCAACCAGCTTGCAAAAGAAGGCGTTATCCCTAAACTGGAACGAGGCAAATACGAGCTCGTTCCGGTTGTGCGGGCATACATCCAATATTTGCGGATGGGGAATCTGAAAAAAGACCTTCCAGAAGACGACTACACCACCCACCGGATGCGGCTCACGCGTGCGCGTGCCGACATTATGGAGATGGAGAAGGCGCAGATGGAGGAAAAGCTGATTCCAGCTGGCGACATTGAGCAGGCGTGGATTGAGGCGGTGACGAATATGCGGGCCAAGATGTTGTCGCTACCGACAAAGGCCGCTGCCGAGGTTTTTTCGTCCGAAAGTTTGCAAGAGGTGAAAACCGTATTAAAAGAACAAATCTATGAAGCTCTCAAAGAACTCGAAAACATCGAAATCCATGTCAATAACCCTATCAGGTCATCAGAGCCTGAAGGCGGTGTTGACGAGAGTATTCCAGAGCCTGCGCCCGCCGCCGGACCTAAAAATAAGCGAGTGGGCGGACGAGTATCGAAAGCTGAGTCCTGAGTCTTCGGCTGAGCCTGGCTCATGGGACACAGCTCGGGCCGAGTATCAGCGCGGCATCATGGATGCTGTGTCGGACACGACTGTGCGAGAGGTTGTTGTGATGACCTCTGCACAGGTTGGAAAAACTGAAATCTTGAACAATATCGTTGGCTACCATGTATCACAAGACCCAAGCCCGATTCTCGTTGTGCAACCCACCCTTGATATGGCGCAGACTTGGTCAAAAGATCGACTGGCTCCTATGCTGCGTGATAGTCCAATTCTTAGCAATCTTGTTAAAGACCCTCGTTCTCGCGATTCAGGCAACACGACTTTGCATAAGGTATTCCCTGGTGGTCATATCACTGCTTGCGGTGCCAACAGCCCTTCTTCTCTTGCTTCTCGGCCTATCCGTGTTGTTTTGTGTGACGAGGTTGACCGATATCCTGTGTCGGCTGGCTCGGAGGGCGACCCGATAAGTTTGGCCAAGAAGCGTGCGACCACGTTTTGGAACCGCAAAATTGTGCAGGTGTCGACGCCTACCAACAAGGGCGCAAGCAGGATTGAAATGTCATTTGAAGAATCGGACAAGCGAAAATTTCACGTGAACTGCCCGCACTGTGCACACCAGCAGGTCATGGCGTGGTCGAATGTGAAGTGGGAGCAGGACAAGCCGGAGACGGCGAAATACGCATGCATTAGCTGCGGTGTGCTTTGGGAGGAATCGGAGCGCATCAGGGCGATTCGTGGTGGTGAGTGGATTGCGACTGCGCCGTTCAATGGCGTGGCTGGTTTTCATTTGTCTGCCATGTATTCGCCGTGGACGCCGCTGTCCGACGGTGTGCGTGATTTTCTGGAGGCCAAGAAGCAACCTGCAACGCTCAAGGTATGGGTTAACACCTATCTCGGTGAGACTTGGGAAGAGCAAGGCGAGCAGGTGGATGATTACGAACTATCGAACCGCGCGGAAGACTGGGGTGATGTGCTGCCGGCGGACGTTTTATTGCTAACCGCTGGTGTCGACGTTCAGGACGACCGCCTAGAGGCAGAGATTATTGGATGGGGCAAGGATGAGGAAAGCTGGTCCGTTGCCTATAAGACAATCTACGGCGACCCGTCCGCGCCTGTCGTTTGGCGTGACTTGGACGAGTTCTTGGGGCAGTCGTTTGAGCACGAGTTTGGGCAGGATTACATCGTGCGTGCGACCTGCATCGACTCTGGCGGCCACCACACGCAGCAGGTTTACAAATACGTGGCTCCGCGCGAGGGTAAGCGTATATTCGCAATCAAGGGCGTTGGCGGAGAAGGCCGTCCTTTGCTCGGCAAGCCAGGGAAAAACAACATCGGGAAAATCAAGCTGTTCCCCGTTGGGGTGGATACGGCCAAGCACTTGCTTTTTTCTCGGTTCAAAATTGCAGAGCCTGGACCTGGCTATTGCCACTTCCCCATTGGCCGCGAAGACGAATATTTCAAACAGCTTACAGCCGAGAAGATCGCTACTCGGTATCACAAGGGCTTCGCGCGGCGCGAGTTTGTGAAGACGCGGGCAAGGAACGAGGCGCTGGACGTGCGCGTCTACGGCATGGCCGCGCTGGCGCTGCTGAACGTGAATTTAGCGAACTTGGCCAAGCGTGTGGAGTTGACGCGGCAGGCTGATGCGGAGGTGAAAAAAGACAAACCGCCGGTCAGAAAACAGAAAACGGGTGGATTTGTCAACGGCTGGCGCTAAAATGCGCTAGACTCCCCAAAACTACAGGTGGCTTATGTCTAACCTTTTTGACGTTTCCAACGCTCCAACGATTGAACCTGAAACGGTTGTCGCTGGTGACTTTATCCAATGGAAACGCACCGATCTTGGCGCTGATTACCCGAACACGGCATACACAGCCACCTATGTCGCACGCATCACTGGCGGCGGCAACACAGAGGTGCAAGTAACTGGCACTGCAAGCGGTAGCGATTACTTGTTCACCGTATCAAGCACGACAAGCGCTGATTTTGTCGCAGGCCTATACCATTGGCAGCTTGAGATTAAGCGCAACTCCGACAATAATCGAATCGTTGTCGACCGTGGTTATTTCAACGCTATTGCTGACTTGGATGTAAACGGCGCTGACCCGCGCACGCATGCTGAGATTATGGTGGCCAAGATCGAAAGCATCTTGGCTGGCAAAGCGGATTCAGACGTTGCGAGCTATTCCGTGGCAGGACGAAGCCTGACGAAAATGTCATTCAGGGAGTTGATTGAGGCTCGTGATTACTATCGCTCCGAAGTTCGCAAAGAACAGATCGCCGAGCGTGTTCGTCGTGGTCAATCAACTGGCGCGACAGTACAAGTACGATTTGGGGGTAATTGATGGGGATTCTTGATATTTTTTCCCGAAAAAAGAAGGTGACGGGCAAGCGTGCTTATGCTGGCGCAAACGTTGGCCGTTTGTTCAGCGATTTCATGGCTTCATCGAAGTCGCCTGACCAAGAAATCCGAAGCGCGCTGCTTATCCTTCGCAATCGCTGCCGAGACTTGGCCCGCAACAACGAATACGCCAAGCGGTTTTTGGCGCTGGCGAAATCAAACGTTGTCGGCGACCGTGGCGTGACGCTGCAAGTGAAGGCGCGGAACGACAACGGAGCCATTGATTCATTTGGCAACAAATCAATTGAGGACGCATGGTCTAAGTGGGGCCGCAAGGGAACTTGTACGGTCGATGGCCGTATGTCATGGGTGGACGCCCAGCGCTTTTGGGTCGAATCGCTCGCGCGTGATGGCGAAGTGCTTGTGCGCAAGGTAACTTATCCGAACCAGTTTGGCTTCGCTTTAGAGTTCTTAGAGCCTGATTTGCTCGACGAGAACTACAACGACGACTTGGCCAACGGGAACGTGATTCGCATGAGCGTTGAGCTAGACCCGTTCCGCCGTCCCGTGGCGTATTGGTTGCTTACCAAACATCCTGGCGACGTGAGCCAGTCATTGGCGCTGGCAGGCCCACGCGTGCGCATTCCTGCCGACAAAATCCTGCACCACTATCTGATGGAGCGTGCACAGCAAACGCGTGGCGTGCCTTGGATGGCTCCCGCAATTGCCAGCTTGAAGATGCTCCACGGTTATCGCGAGGCAGAGCTTGTGGCCGCACGCACTGGAGCGTCCAAGATGGGCTTTTTCACATCACCTGCTGGCGATGGTTTTACGGCGGACGATTTTGACGACAAAGTGCCTGTTATGGAAGCCGACCCAGGCACATTCCACCAGCTCCCACAAGGTGTGGACTTCAAGGCATTTGACCCAACCCATCCAACGACAGCGTTTGCCGACTTTGAGAAGGCAATCCTACGCGGCATCGCGTCCGGCCTTGGCGTTTCATACACAAGCCTCGCAAACGACCTAGAGGGCGTGTCTTACTCGTCGATTCGCCAGGGCACGATTGAAGACCGTGACCAGTGGAAAGTGATGCAGGACATGCTGGTGCAGCACTTCGTTGAGCCGGTCTATCGCGACTTCTTGGCGTCGATCATGGAGAGCCGATACATCACCATCCCGAGCACGCGTTTTGACAAATTCGCCGACGCCACCGTATTCCGCGCGCGCGGCTTCCAGTGGGTTGACCCGCTCAAGGAAATGAACGCAGCGGTTGTTGGTTTGAATAACGGAATCTTGTCGATGCAGGATGTGGCGAACCAGTATGGCCGCGACGTCGAGGAAACATTCGACCAGATCAAGGCAGAGAAAGAGCTGGCCGCAGACTTCGGAATCACATTTGCGTTCCAGCCTTTTGGTCAAAAGCTGCCCGCACCATCCGAGCTTTCTGGGGATGTAATTTCTCAGTGACTCGGTTAGAATTCCGAAAAATCGAATATATTTCGTTCCAACAGCAACCGAAAGGCAGCAAATGACCGATCAAGAACGCGCCGTGGTGAGCCTCTCTGTCCATGTGGACACTGAGGACTTATCAGAAATCATCGAATCACAGGCAGAGGCAGAGGCGACCGTCATTGCTGCAGAAGCAAATGCGCCAGCCGAAGCCGAAGTCGTCGAGGAAATTCCTGTTGAGATGGACGACATGCGCAAAGCAAACGAGCGCATGACCCGCGCAGACGCAATGGAAGCTCGCGTTGATTCCGCAGAAGACCGACGCGTGTCCATGTCGATCTCCAGCGAATCCGCTGTATCCCGTTACTATGGCGACGAAATTCTTGACCATAACCCTGAATCAATCGACTTGAGTTTTATGAACTCAGGCCGTGCGCCTTTATTGCTCGACCATGACCCGTCGAAGCAAATTGGCGTGATCGAATCTGTATCCCTCGATGGCTCGGCCCGCAAGTTGCGTGCGACAGTTCGTTTCGGTAAGAGCGAATTGGCTTCGGAGGTGTACGGAGACGTCGCCGATCAGATTCGCGGCAATGTTTCCATCGGTTACTCAATCTCCAAGATGGTGAAAGAGGCCGACGGCAAAACATACCGCGCGACTGCTTGGCGACCTGTTGAAGCGTCTATTGTTTCGATTCCTGCCGACACGTCCGTTGGCGTTGGTCGAAGCGAAAGCGTGAATACAACCTCTGAAGCTGTTGTTGAAGAACAACAAATTACCACCCCTGTGGAAGTGGCACAACCAGAACCCGCCGCCGAAGCAGAACGCAAGGAAACACAAATGGAAAACAATGTGAATGTGGCAGTTGAAAGCCGCGCTTTCGACAAGCCTGTGCAAGCCGAAGTTGGTTTGACACAAAAAGAAGTCCGTCAATTTAGCTTTTTGAAAGCTATCAATGCGATGGCCAACCCACAAGACAAACGCGCATGGGAAGCAGCTGCTTTCGAGCGTGAAGTGTCTGAAGCAGCCGTGAAAACTTATGGCCGCGCCGCACAAGGTATCTTCGTTCCTAACGACGTTATTTTCGGCAAGCGTGACCTGACTGTTGGCACTGCAAACGCTGGTGGCTACACCGTTGCGACCGATTTGATGGCCGATTCGTTCATTGATATGTTGCGCAACCGATCTGTTGTTCAACGCGCTGGCGCTACCGTGATGAACGGTTTGGTCGGCAACGTGGCAATCCCCAAGCAATCAGCTGGCGCGACTGCTTACTGGGTGGCTGAGTCTGGCGCTCCTACCGAGAGCCAACAAACTCTGGCCCAAGTGACCATGTCTCCCAAGACTGTTGGCGCTTACACCGACTTCAGCCGCAAGTTGATGCTCCAATCCAGCATTGACGTTGAGAGCTTTGTGCGCCGTGACTTGGCCCAAGTCATCGCCTTGGCGATCGACGCTGCCGCCTTGTACGGTACAGGATCCAACAACCAGCCAACAGGTGTGAAGAACACTTCTGGCGTCAACACCAAAGACTTCGCCGCCACTACCCCCACATTCGCTGAATTGGTGGCAATGGAGTCTGAGTTGGCAATCGACAACGCAGATATCGGCACAATGACATATCTGTTCAACCCAGCCCAACGCGGCGCTTTGAAGACTACCGAAAAGTCCAGCACATCCACTGGTCAATTCGTGTGGGAACCAGGCAACACCGTGAACGGCTACCGCACAGAAGTGTCGAACCAAATCACTGCCGGTGATGTGTTCTTCGGCAACTTCGCTGACTTGCTGCTCGGCTTCTGGTCCGGCCTCGACCTGACCGTTGACCCTTACAGCAACAGCACAAGCGGCACCGTTCGCGTGGTGGCCTTGCAGGATGTGGATATTGCAGTTCGCAATGCCGTGTCCTTCTGCTACGGCGACGCTGACTTGGCGTAATCAACAGGGGGGCTAATAACCCCCCTTCTTTTTGGAGCTCCATATGAATAATTTTGGTTATAACGCAACCGCTGTTGCTTTGATTCCAACCGACACCATTTCGACAACCACAACAGGCTCTGCCATTGACTTGGTCGAATACGATGGTGAGGCTGCTGTTATTTTGAACTGCGGCGCTGGCGGTATTGGTGCGACTTGTGACGTCAAATTAACGCACAGCGATACATCTGGCGGTTCATACACCGATGTTTCTGGCGCTGCATTCACCCAAGTTGGTAATGCTGCAAGCCACCAGAAAATCAGCATTAACACAAACGAGATGAAGCAGTTTGTAAAGGCTGTTTGTACCGTTGCAGGTGTTGCATCTTTTGAGATCGCCGTTTCATTGGTCGCTGTTAAGAAATACCTGCCATGACGCAAGTTTTATTCACACGAAACACAATCACAAGTCAAGGCAAAGCCCGTGTTGGCGATGTTCTTGATCTGAATGATTACGAGGCCAAGAGCCTCATCAACTACGGTCGATGCGTTCTGAACGCTAGTGCACCAGTGCAGCAAGCCGACGAGCAAGCCGACGAGCAAAGCATAAACATCGACGAAATTCAAGATAACGGCTTTGATGCTGAAGACTTGGAAAACACAAGCATCGGCTTGGAATCGTCCGACGGAGAGGCTGTGATTCGTCGCGGTCGTCCTAAAAAGGCTAAGTAATGGCAGTCGAAAGCGCCGCAGATCGTTTGGTTTTTCTGGCTGACTTTGGTCAGTCGGTGACGTACACCGTTCAAGGCGGATCTGCGGCAACGATCACGGCAATTTTCGACAACCAGTTCATCGAGGTTGACTCTGGCGGGACCGTTGGTTTTGCTGTGCAGCAGCCTCGCTTAACCTGCCGCACGCAGGATGTTGTCAATTGCACAGAAGGCGACACGTTTGTCATTTCTGGCGTGACGTACCTATCGCGCATTGTGCAGGATGACGGCACAGGGATGACCGAGATCGTCTTGGAAAAACAATGAGCCACATCCGAAAAAAAATCCGTGATGCGCTTGTCACCGCTTTGACAGGCCTGACAACAACCGGCTCGCGCGTTTACCGCAGTCGTGTCTATCCGCTCGAATCTGGCAAGCTGCCTGGGCTTTGTATTTATACGAAGTCAGAGGAAGTGGTGAACTCGACGCTTACGCGCCCACGCACGCAAACGCGCCAGCTGGAAGCGGCTGTTGAGGCGTATTTGATGGCCAACACAAACTTCGACGACACGCTTGATACCATTGCGGTCGAAGTTGAAGAGGCGATCTACTCCAATGCCGCATTGAATGCGCTTGTGAAGCAAATCAACATCACAGGATTTGAGGCCGATTACTCTGGAGACGGGGAAAAGGTTGTTGGCGTCGGGACGTTCAGCGTCCAGATTATTTATTCTGCAAAAGAAAACGATATCGAAACCGCCGCTTGATGTGGCAAAATACTGGAACTTGAAAAGGGGCTAAAAATGGCAACTCACACCGGCTCAGAAGGCACAATCAAAATCGGCAGCGACACCGTTGGTGAAATTCGCAGCTACTCCATCAGCGAGACAGCAGACACCATTGAAGACACATCGATGGGCGACGCATCACGCACATACAAAACTGGCCTCAAGAGCTTCACGGCTTCTGTGGATGTGTTTTGGGATGAGAATGACGCGGGTCAGACAGCATTGGCCATTGGCTCGACTGTGACTTTGAACGTCTATCCAGAAGGCGCAAGCACAGGCGACAAGTATTTCACTGGTTCTGCAATCGTCACAGGCTTGACCGTCAATGGCTCATTTGACGGCATGGTCGAGGCATCATTGACATTGCAAGGAACTGGCGCTTTGTCACTTAGCACTGCTTCCTAATGAAGGCGATCGATCAAGCAAAGGCACATTTCAAGACCCTGCAAACCAAGACCATTGAGGTCGCGGAGTGGGGTGATGAAAATGGGCCAATGATGATTTATGTCGAGCCCTTCACTTTGAAGGACAAGGCAAAGCTGCAAGCGGTCACAAAGATTTCTGGCAGCGAAATCGACGCATTGGTTGAACTTGTCGTGATGAAGTCATTAGACAAAGACGGCGAGAAGCTGTTTACTATCGAAGACAAGCACGCGCTGCGCAACGCTGTTGATTCCCGTGTGTTGGAGCGAATCTCTACCGAGATCATGCGCGTTGACTTTGGGAGTCTTGAAAAAAACTAACGGAGACTCCTGAACGCCAATTTATGTTTTTTCTTGCTGAGAAATTACATAAGACAGTCGCAGAGATTGAGGAAATGAGCGTTGAGGAGTTCACCGAATGGCAGATATGGCTGAAGATTCAGCGAGAACGGAGCAAAGATGGCAGCGCAAGACCTAAAAATTGACATTCTTGCGACAGATAAAACTGGTGCCGCATTTCGCTCTGTTCAATCCGGCCTAAAGCAAGTCGACAGCGCCACCTCTGGCGTTAGAAATGCAATGGTTGGCCTCGGTAGCGCAATTGCAGCGCTCGGGGCCATCACCTACGTCCGAAACGTAATCAACATCGCCGACAGCATGGATGAGCTGTCCAAGCGCACCGGTATTGCTGTCGAGACGCTGTCTTCGCTGTCAAACACGGCTACATTGGCAGGTTCTAGCCAAGAGGAACTTGGCAGCGCACTTATCAAGCTGAACAAAAGCATCGCCGAGGCTGCTTCTGGCAGTAAAGAGCAGGCACTTGCGTTTGAAAATCTTGGTGTATCAGTTAAGGACGCAGAGGGAAATATTCGTTCAACGACAGACGTATTGGCAGACATTGCCGATGCGTTTTCGCGCGTTGATGACGGGGCAGTCAAGACGCAGTACCAAATGGCGCTGTTTGGTAAAACTGGCGCAAACCTTAATGAGTTTTTGAGCAAAGGCTCTGCTGGAATTAAAGAATTTGGTTCTTCAATCAGCACAGAATTTGCAGATCAGTCGGCTCAGTTTAATGACAGCTTAGATTGGCTGACACAACAAATCCAAAAGAAGATTGGTGAAAAGGCGCTTCCTCTATTGCAGTTCTACAACAAAGAAATGCAAAAGGTGATGAGCATTGAAAAAATGTCACGCATTGGCGGTGGCCGAGGCATTGTCAACCCAGAGGTTGTCAAACCAGATTCTTTGACACTGAAGCCAATCGACCCATCAATCGCGAAGAGCGCCGAAGAAGTATCCAAGAAGCTTCGCGACATAAACGACGAAATCCTGAAGATGACGCAGGGTGAGAATGAACTTGCATTGGCTCAATTCTCACGCATGGAAGGCGTTACAAAGCCTCAAATTAAGCAGTACGAAGAACTGTTGCGCCAGAAGGCTCTACTTACAGCACAGGACCGAGAGCTCGAAGCCGCAGGTCGAGAGGCTGATGAGCAGGCAAAGAAGGCTTTTCAGGAAAAACTTGATCGTCTCAGCAAAGGTAAAAAGATCACGGAGGAAATGCGCACTCCAATGGAGGTTTACAACGAAACAATCAGGGAGTTGAATGTTTTGGTGAATGAAGGCGCTATCTCTTGGGAAACTTATGACAGAGCCAGCGCGAAGGCTTTTGAAGATTTCAACAAAAACACAGACCCTGTAAAAGACCAATTAGCCGAGCTGAAATACGCAGCAGAGGGTTGGGGTCGTGATTTCACGGACATTATGACCAGCGCTGCAATGGGCGCAAAAGTGTCCTTCGCAGATATGGCGAGCTCAATTATTCGTGACCTCGTTCGCATTCAAATTCAAAAGGCGATCACAGACCCACTGGTAAAGGCGGGAACTAGCTATTTGGATTCTTGGCTAGGCACGGGCAAGGTTGATGGCGCGCGCGCTATGGGCGGGCCTGTAACGGGCGGGCAGTCGTATCTTGTTGGTGAGAATGGGCCAGAGATATTTGTTCCAAACTCGTCCGGCCAGATCAATAACGACCCATCCAGCGGAGGTGGCGGTGTGACTGTGCACCAAACGATCAACCTGTCGGCTGGCGTGTCTCAGACCGTGCGGGCCGAGGTTATTGGCATGATGCCGAGAATCATGGAAGCAACAAAGGCCGCGGTCGCTGATAGCAAGCGTCGCGGCGGCTCATTTGGAAAGATGATGGCTTGATATGGCTGTGACATTCCCACTAGCAATCCCGACTAACAAAGGCTTGGCCAAAATACGCCTGACTGCCAACAACGTGGTTGGCGTCTCTCAGTCGCCATTTACCGCAAAGCAGCAGGTTTACAAGTACACCGGCCAGTTTTGGGAGGCTGATATTTCGCTGCCACCAATGAAACGCGCTGACGCCGAATACTGGATTTCGTTTTTGTTGAAGCTGAACGGCTCGTATGGCACGTTCCTGCTTGGCGACCCAAACGGCGCAACCGCTCGCGGCGTGGCCACAGGAACGCCGTTGGTGAAAGGCGCAAATCAGACTGGAGCAGACCTAATCACGGACGGCTGGACACCTAACACAACGGGTATTTTAAAGGCTGGCGACTATATCCAGCTTGGCACGGGCTCCACATCATTACTGCATAAAGTCCTAGACGATGTGAATTCGGACGGTTCCGGTAATGCCACACTCACTCTGTGGCCAGACCTGCGCACGGCTCCATCTGACAACGCGGCGATCGTTGTAAGCGCACCGAAAGGCGTGTTCAGGCTCACGGCAAACCAGCAGGCTTGGGATATCAACGAGGCAACGTTTTACGGCATCACATTTGGCGCAAGAGAGGCGATCTAATGTCACGCACGCTCCCATCAGCGTTGGCCACAGAGTTTGATGCAGACCAACTCAAGCCGTTCTATGCCGTTGAGCTTTTGTTCGATTCTGGCGACCTTCGGTTTTGGACGGGTTACGGCGACATTACGGCCAACGCAGAGACATGGAATGGTGCAGGATTGGTGATGAGCTTCTCCGAGGTTGCAGAGGCCACGGACTTGTCAGCAAACGGCATCACGATCACGTTTTCAGGCCTTGATTCGTCGATTGTGTCCGTAATGCTTGGAGAGAACTATCGAGGCCGTTCAGCAAAGATTTACCTCGGTGCGCTTGATGCAGAGAACCAGCCGGTTTCGGATATGTATCAAGTGTTCGCTGGACGCATGGACATTATGTCTCTTCAAGAAGATGGCCAGACGGCAACGATCTCCATTTCTGTTGAAAACGTGCTGATCGACCTAGACCGTTCAAGAACTCGAAAACTTACAAACGAAGAACAATTAGATCGCTTCACTGGTGATGAATCACTTTCTGGTGTTGCACAATTGCAAGATCGGCAAATCGCGTGGGGTAGATAATGGGATTCAGTTTAGGCAACGTTTTTAAAGCAGTCGTCACGGCGGTTGTCGTTGCGGCGGCTGTTTACTATCTTGGACCAGCTTCAATCAGCGCTGGCGGAACTTTCACGGCATTTGCAACAACAGCTGCCGTCACCGCCGCTGCCGCGTCTAGCGTTTCTCAGCTACTGGCCGAGACACCAAAAGAATTCGATCTAAGCGCTCAACTTCGCGGTCAGCTCGTATCGTCACGCCAAGCGGCAGGCGATGCGATGGTTGTTTACGGTAAAACACGCGTTGGTGGCACGATCGTCTATATGGAGACAACAGGCTCTAAAAACGAGACGATGCACATGGCCATTGCAATGGCCGGACACGAAATCGACAGCGTACAAAACGTTTATGTTGCTGATGAGAAATTTGCGCTGACACCAAGTGGGAACATCTACACGATCAACTATAAAGGCAGTACAACGGCGATCACTTTTGATTATTTGACCGGCACCGCATCACAGTCCGCAATGGAATTGTTTGCTGGGACAACAGCCGCCGCATACCAGTTCAAAGGCATCGCAACGCTTGGAGCGACACTTGTGTTTGACGCCGATAAATTCCCACAAGGCCTGCCAAACATCACCGCAGAAATCCAAGGCAAGAAGGTATACGACCCTCGCACAACGACAACGGCATATTCGACCAACGCCGCGCTATGCATCCGCGACTACCTGACAGACGCCGACTACGGCTTTGGCGCGACCAGCGCAGAGATTGACGACGATTCGTTTATTGAAGCCGCAGACGTATGCGATGAAAACGTAACGCTAGCAGAAGGTGGCACAGAGAAGCGCTACACGATCAATGGAGCTTTCAGCTCTGGCGAGAAGCCAAAGGATGTGCTCTCAAAGATGCTCACGGCCTGCGGTGGAAATCTTGCATATATTGGCGGCAAGTGGACTTTGAAGGTTGCTGAGTACCGCGCACCAACAGTCACGTTGACTGACGACGACTTAGTTGGCGCAATTGCTGTTCAGGGTTCACAATCCCGTCGTGACATTTTCAACGCGGTCAAGGGTACTTATTCGGATCCTGACGCGCTGTATCAGTTGAGCAGCTTTCCGCCTGTCACGAACTCTTTTTATGAAGCTCAGGACAACGAGAAGATTTGGAAGGATATCCAATTCCCGTTCACCACATCGGTGGCGACTTGCCAGCGTTTGTCAAAGATTGACTTGGAAAAATCACGCCAACAAATCAGCGTGAACTTGTCTTGCAACCTGAGAGCGTTTGAACTCCAGCCAGGCGATAACGTTTATCTTGATTTCAGCCGATATGGATGGGACGCCAAGGTTTTTGAGGTCATTGATTGGTCGTTCTCGTTCACAAACTCTGACACTGGCTCCGCACCTATCGTCAATCTGACGCTGCGCGAGACTGCATCTGGCGTTTATGACTGGGCGTCCGGTGACGAAACCATCGTTGACATTGCACCAAATACCAATCTGCCGGACCCGTTCACCGTGACTGCGCCTGGCGTGGCCACAACGGACATTTTAGAAATCGCCGCCGAGACTGTTATCACAAAACTGGTGGTGACTTTATCCGGTGAGGCTTCTTTCCAAAACCGATACGAGGTGCAGGCCAAGATTTCAACAGCCACGGATTGGATTAACTTAGGCCAAGCAACAGGTTCAATTTTTGAGCTCTACAACGTGATCGATGGGGCGGTTTATAACGTTCGCGCTCGCTCTATCAACTCGCTTGGCGTGCGTTCAGATTGGGCCACAGATAGCCATGAAGTCGTTGGTAAGACTGCTCCGCCAGAGGATGTAACGGGGTTCTCGATCAACATCATTGGCACGCAGGCCTACCTGACATGGAACCCCGTTGGCGATTTAGATTTAAGCCATTACCGCATTCGTCATTCTCGAGCAACGACAGGTGCTGTCTATTCTGACGCAATCGACTTGGTCGAGAAGGTGCCACGCCCTAGCGTTTTTGCCGTTGCGCCAGCGATGACCGGAACGTACTTCATCAAGGCAATCGACAAGCTCGGAAACGAGAGCCAAAACGTGGCCGAGATTGTTGCAATTATTGAGGACATTAAGGGCCTGAACGCCGTTGCGACTGTGACGGAATCGCCTTCATTCTCAGGCTCAAAAACTGAATGCTTCGTAAACGATGAAGGTTTGCTAGTCCTAGATACCGCAGTCGATTTTGATAGCGTTGCTGGCTTGTTTGATGACGTTGACGGCGACTTTGATGGTGGTGGCGGTACAACGTCGACAGAAGGCACATATTATTTTGGCCAGACCGTTGATCTTGGATCCGTTTACACATCCCGTGTCACATCCAACATTACCGTTGGTCGCATTGATTATGTGAACCTTTTTGACGACCCGACAGAGAATTTTGACGATCGCACCGGATTGTTTGACGGCGACCCAAATACCTATGGCGACACCAACGTCGAGTTCTACATTTCAACAACAGAAGACAACCCAGCGGGCACTCCAGTTTGGACGGATTACCGTCGGTTTTTTGTTGGCGATTACAAGGCGCGAGCATTTAGATTCAAAATTGTTTTAACCTCGCAAAGTGGCGATTCAAGCCCTACCGTGTCGGCCCTATCGGTGACAGTCGATATGCTGGACCGCGTCACATCCGGTAGCAACTTGGCGTCCGGTGCTGGCGCGTATGCTGTGACATTCAGCCCGGCCTTCAAGGTAACGCCAGCAATTGGCATTGCGGCCCAGAATTTACAGCAAGGTGACTTCTATGAAATCGCCTCAAAATCGGCCACAGGCTTTACAATCACTTTCAAGAATTCAGGCGGTTCTGCCGTCAATCGCACGTTTGATTATGTCGCCAAGGGTTACGGCGAACTCGCAGCTTAAAGGAGCGAAAATTGTCTCAACATGACCTCAGCATTGCGAATCAGGGTTTCCCTGCGTTTCGCTCAGACCTAAATGATGCGCTTCAGGCGCTTGGCTCGATGCAAAGCGGCACGACTGCGCCATCAACGACTTATGCAAATATGTTGTGGTATGACACTACAAATAACATCGTCAAGATGCGCAACGAAGACAATGATGCGTGGATTTCGTTGATTACGCTTGACCAGACAAACGATATTGTTGCCGCTGTTACCGCAACTCTTGCGACATTTGTGACATTGAGCGTTACTGGTAACGCAACACTTGGTGATTCAAGCAGTGACACATTAACCGTCAATGCAAAAACTACGTTTGGTAGCGAAATTTCTGCACCAAACACATTTGGCTTCAAGAACCGCATCATCAATGGTGCGATGATGATAGATGCCCGTAATGCGGGGGCTAGTGTTACGAACACTGTTGGAGTGGTTTTTCCTGTTGACCGTTTTGGTTGCTATGGAGATCAAGCGTCAAAGTTTACTGGGCAACAGTCTTCGGTAGTTCCGGCAGGTTTCGTAAACTCGTTGCTTATTACTTCTCTGTCTGCGTACTCAGTACCGTCTGGAGAAATCTTCTTGATGCGGCAAAGAATTGAAGGTTTTAATGTTGCCGATCTTGGTTGGGGGACTGCAAACGCACAGTCTGTTACTTTGTCGTTCTGGGTGCGTTCTTCGCTAACTGGAACCTTTGGCGGCTCTGTGCAAAACAGCGCACAAAACAGATCATACCCGTTCACTTACACCATCAGTGCGGCAAATACTTGGGAACAGAAAACCATCACGATTGCTGCAGATACTTCTGGAACATGGGTAACAAACAACGGTGTTGGCCTTACTGTTAACCTCGGTCTTGGTGTCGGCTCTACTTACAGTGGCACTGCTGGAGCATGGTCAGGTTCAACATATTACTCAGCCACAGGAGCAACCAGCGTAGTCGGAACATCCGGAGCCACCTTCTACATCACAGGCGTTCAACTAGAAAAAGGCTCAACAGCAACGAGCTTTGACTACCGCCCGTATGGTACTGAGTTGGCTTTGTGTCAGCGGTATTGCTGGAACTATTCATCTGCTGTTGCATCAGGCGGGTATTCTCGGTTCAGTTATGGCGAGACACTTTCTACAGTTCAATACCAAGGAGGTCTTTTCTTCCCTGTGCAGATGCGAACAACACCTTCTTTAACAGCCGCCGCTTCATCAAACTACGCAATTTTTAGCAGAGCTTCTGTTGTTGCTTGTAATTCTGGCCCAACTATTGGTGATGGGACTACTGTAAATTCAGGTTTAATCGTTGCTGGTGTTGCTTCTGGTTTAACAGTTGGAAATGCTGGGTCATTTATGGCAAACAACAACAACACAGCATATTTACTTTATACAGCGGAGCTATAAATGACAACGTACAAACTTCTCAAAGGTGGTGTTGAAAATAAAGAATACGGTGTTCTCCGTGACAACGGAGACGGAACTGTAACTAGCTTTATTTTTGAACCTGCCAACACAGACTACCAAGCCTATTTGAAATGGCTGGAAGAAGGCGGTGTTCCAGAGGCTGCTGACGAGGTGCAAGGTGGATAACCAAGCCCTATTCAACATTGCGGTCGCCTGTGCTGGCGGTCTTGCGCTATGGGTGTTGAACTCGATGACGCGACAAATTCAAAAGCAGGATGACTATATTCGACTTTTGGAAGAGCGCGTGTCAACCTTGAAAGACACGCTGCCGCATGACTATGTGCAGAAGACCGACTACAAAGAAGACATGCGCGAGGTGAAAGACCTGCTACGCCAGATCTTTGACAAGTTAGACAACAAGCAGGACAAGGCAACCTGATGTGGGGCCAGAGTACCTCATCGCTTTGCAGGCGCTTCGAGGCGCTTGGGCTGGTATTCAATACTGCTGTGACGCGCTCAATGGCGGCGCTGTTGAGATCCGTCAAGCAAAGAAAACAATCGAGGGTGGAGTCGCAAGTGCCAAGGCTATCTACAAGGAAGTCAGCGGACTGTGGGACTGGGTTCTCAATCTCTTTGGTGCAGCACCTGCGCGAACTGTTGAATCTAAACCATCTGCTGATATTTCACCAAGCGCGCCAGCAACTGTCGATGCGCCTAAAGCAAAAACAAAACGCAAGTCAGAGCCAGAGTACCTCGATGAAGATGCCGTTGTCCAGCAGTTCATTGAAGACCTCGGCGTCTGGTTCGATGCCTACCATGAGCTGAAGGCAATCGCAGACAAAGCATACGTAGAAATTTTCAGCAAGGACGTTGTAGATCAAAAAGAGGTTTTAAAGCTCACGCAGTTGCAGGTAGAACTTGACAAAGCCTACCCTGACTTGATGAGCCAGATGACATCAAGAGCACCGTGGCAGCTTGGGCCGATATGGTCCAAGTTCAACGAGATGCAGGACAAGGTATCAGCCAAACAGGAGGCCCGTAGAGCGCAGGAGAAAAGACAGAGAGCCAAGCGTGCAGCGGAGGAAGCACAGCGGCGCAGTGACGAAATTGACCGCAACATGACTTGGTTCTGGGCGATTACACTGGTGTTTTATTTCTGGGTTCTGATGGGGATGGTATGGGTAAGCGCGAATCAAATGCACTGATATTCCTGCTGTGCCTCGTCATCGGCATCTTGTTTGCGATGCTGTTCTTGGCGTTGTTGGAGGCTGGTAAGTACAAGGGAAAGCTGGACCACAGCACGCGAGAGAATGACAGGGCGGCAATCGCATTGCGCGAGAGCCGAGAGAAGTTGGAGAAATTATTGAAGGCCGTTAAATCAACTGAGAAAGGTGAATGATGAAAGACTTAATCCAGCAATGGCTAAACAAGCCAAAATTGACAGAAGAAGAGATCGAGGTTCGCACCTGGTCCTTCGTTGTGCGCTCCATCACCTGCATGGTCATGATCATTGCGTTTGGTGTGCTGTGGCTCATCGGGTTTGAGAAACAAGACGATGTGTTGGCTCCAATCGACGCAGTGTTCTTGGAAATCCTCAAAGCCATCGCCTTCATGGGTGTTGGTGCCATGGGTGCGATCTCTGGTCGCAAGGGTAGCGGCAAACCAAAAGTCGAAGATGGGCAGTGATGGATAGCCTCCTAAAACTGCTCGGGAGCGCTGCTCCTGCACTGGCCACCGCAGTGGCTGGCCCTATGGGGGGCATGGCCGTCAAGGCCATCGCTGACAAACTCGGCGTGCCGGCATCCATTGGCGAGGTGACAAAGGCTTTGGAGTCAAATCCAGAGCTGGCACTCAAACTCAAAGAAATTGACACTCGTGCGTTTGAGGCCGAGACAAAGGCCGTCACAGAGCGCTGGCAGGCCGATATGGCTAGCGACTCGTGGCTGTCTAAAAACATTCGTCCGATGACGCTGATTGCAATTCTTGGCGCTTATTTCCTGTTCGCGTCATGCTCTGCTTTTGGCATCAACGTAAACGAAACATACGTCAAACTGCTTGGCGAATGGGGCCAGTTAATCATGCTGGCATATTTTGGCGGGCGTACCGCAGAGAAAATCATGGAGAACCGTAAATGACACATCTAACACCAAACTTCACGCTCGAAGAGCTGACCCACACCGATCACCGCGAGTTGGACAACACGCCAACGACCGCTGAGAAGTGCATCATTGACGGCAAAGAGGTCATGGTGAACGCCTACGAGAACCTGCCACGCTTGGCCAACTTTCTTGAGCAGTTGAAGGTCATCTTGGGTGGCAAGCCAATCATGGTCAACAGCGCGTTTCGCTCTGAGGCTGTGAACACTGCTGTCGGCTCCAAGAATACCAGCGATCACCGTCGCGGTTGTGCTGCTGACATTCGCGTGCCTGGAATGACGCCTGATGAAGTGACCAAGGCGATCATCAACTCAGACCTGCCTTACCAGCAAGTCATCCGCGAGTTTGACCGCTGGACACATGTGGCGATCACCACCAACGAGAGCGACGTGCCCAAGAAGTCAAAGCTCATCATCGACAAGCAAGGTACACGCGCCTACGCTTGATCGTCGTGGTTGTGGATGTCTTTGGCAAGCAACCAGAGCATCACACCGAGACACAGGCCTGCTGCAACGAAGATCAACCCGAACAGTGTCAGCAGGCTTTTTGCTTCTTCGCTCATTTCTTTTTCTTTTTGTTTGTGTTGGCGGTGCCGGCTTTGCTGAAATAGAAGACTTGTTTCGGGGCCAGGCTGACGCGCTTTGCCTTTGGAAACGCTGTGATCGTATTTACTGATGAACCAGACACGGATTCGCGCGTTACCTTCGAGCGGGCGCCGTATATACGTCCATTTTCAGCTTGCGTTGCCTCGGTGCGCATCTTGGTTATGAATTCAGGCATGTGTGTGGCCACATAGGCGGGATTGAATGCGTTAATTACTGTCATGGTATTACTCTTGTTTATCTCTTAAAAATACAGCCACGCTGGCCGCGTTGTCGCCGAATGGCATTTGTTCATATTCTTTGGCGGCTTGCTCCAGTGCGCCGTTCCAGCCGGACAAAAACACAAGCCATGCAGCGTCTGTTGGTTTCAGGCCGAAGTCGCCATAAAGTTTTTCGAAGATCTCGCGGGCCTTAATTGTTGGCATGGGTTTCCTGCGATATGGGATTGATAGGCCGATTGGGCGGCGGGTCATCGAGCGATCACCCATATCCAAAAACAAAACGCAACTGTCGCGCAGATTGTTTGTATGTCTGTCATGCCTTATTCCTTGATGCCAAAACAGAAGATGCGCTCGACGACTTTTTGGTGGGTGTAGATCGAATTTTCTGGCGATTCGCCTTGCATCAAAATGCTGTCGGATGAGCGTTTGATGTTTTTCTTGTCCCACTCCCAAACCATAGTCTCGGCGTAACGCCCTCCATATGGCGAAGATGAATCACGGTTGATTGTTGAAACAAGATAGGTCTTGTCGTCGTGTTGAACGTAAGTTTGAATCATGCTTACCCCTTGATGCCGTGGGCGGCTTCGGCAAATCGAACCCCGTCACGAAAATTGCCTATCCCATTTTCAATGTCTTCATCTGTTTCTAAGTAAGCGTTTGAAATCTGCTCATCCGTCAGCGGCTTGCGTTGTTGTGGTGTGGTGTAGAGCTTTGTGCCAACAGGAAGCGGTGAATCAGCCCAACCCCAAAACTCTTTTGTCCCTTCTGGTGTAAGTCGATGACCCATGTAAATCGCCACATGGGCCGTCACATTCGATGGTTGGTGTATTGCGTTGATAGAATCAATGCAATCGTTCCAACCTCTGTTGTAATCATCCACTCGTGCTGATCCATACCAAGGCTCTTGCGGTTTTTTTGACGGGACACTTGGATGTGATTGCATATAAAGCAAGCCAGTAAAGTCAGCGGGAATAGCGTCCCAAGCTCTATTGATTTTCCCATTTACTATTTCAAGCACAGGCTCACCCTGCTCTTGCTTGGCCAACTTTTCTTCAAGCTCAAGCACGCGGGCTGCGTTTGCCTCGTTAAGCGCGACCCACTGGTCAAACGTCTTTCCTGATACAACGTCTTGCTCTGCCTTTGGCTGTGCTTGCTGTGGGTGGGTGTAGAGAGGCTCTTTGGTTGCTTCATTGTGACCGCATGATGGGCACTCGTAAGCACCATCAAACGGTGTCTGGCATATGTCACACAGATACGCCTCGCCCACAGGCTCTTGCTCTGGCTGTGCCAAGGCTTCTTCAATCAATGGCAGCACTTCATCTAGCGCCCATCGCACCCATTCTTCACGTTGCCAAAACACAGTTTCATCGTTATGTGTCAGCGCGTGTTGTTTGCCTTGGTTGATTGACGATATGACGCTTCGCGCCAGCTTCAATGCTTCTTTGTGTGTTGTCATATTTGAACCTCAAATTCACCAGTTGAACGGCGCAAAAGCCAATAGTCATCTTCATTTTTCATATACAAATCACCAGCAATATCATCCCAATACAGGTATTCCAGTTGTGCTTCCATTGCATACTCAAATTGCCAATCTTCAATGTGTACGCGCATCATTAGCAAAGCACATGACTGTTGCCAATAAGCATCAAGCAATGCAACCAAATCTTTTTTCATAACGGAGCCTCTGGCAGTTGTGCGCGTTGTTGTTGCGCGTATTCTTTGATTTGTTTGGCAGTCCAAGGAACTGCGCCTGTTGCGGGTGGAAAAGGCCAGGTGTTCATGCGTTCCCCGTCCCTTTGCATTTGTAGCAGCTCGACCCGTCGTGCATGCCTTCGCCAGACCCGCTGCATGCATCGCAATAGTCCAGCGCATCATCCTCGTGTTCGTTTTCCTCGCCTTCATCGACATGTTCTTCTGATGCGTCGTCCGCATCGACATGACCAAACTGGCGTGATGTTGTCCCAAAGATACGATCAAACGCTTCTGAGAACGCTTGGTGATTTGTTGGCCGCTGTGCGCTGCCTTTTCCTGCTTCGTATGCCATTTTTTAGTCCAAAAGATGCGCAGCGCTTAAAACTAAAGCGATGCAGATTGCGATGAGTACGTTTACGAGAATCTGTTTCATGGTGTCTCCTAAATATCCATGACCTCAACATCGTGAGGCTTCTTTCTGCCGGTGAGAATTTCACGGATGCGCTTCTCCGTGTTGCGGTGCACCTGAATTAGCGTGCGCTCGGACACTTGCTCAATGATGCTTGCATAGTCCTCTAGGACGGCCCGCACGGCCTGCATACCTTGCGCGTCTAGCCTGATGACGCCGTTCTTCATGTGACGCCTTCCTGCAAGCGCTAGTGCTGTCACAGCGTCGTCTATGAGGCCGTTGGCGTCTTCAACGATCTGCATATTCACCATCGTCTCCATGAGGTTCACGGCATCACTACAAACGCGCCAGTCTTCGGTTGAAGGTGCTGGCGCTGTTTCGATTGAGGCCAATCCGTTCCACATCCTTGTGAGCTAGTGACGGCGCTTTGATGCGTCCATCGGTTTATCGGGTGACGCCATCATCACATCCATCATGGTGTATCGAATGGGGTGATGCTTTTTGCGTTTCATACGGCCTCGCCTGAGACTGGTTTAATCCACTGCTTGACCCACGCTTCGACGTCGATGCGGCGATAGCGGACGGGGCTCTTGCTTGAAGGGCCTAGCTTGATGTGCTTTGGCCCGTAATTTTTCTGCCGCCAGTTGTCCAGAGTGCCAACGGTCACTTTAAGCGTGTCGGCCACCTGGTCTGGTGTGAGGAGTTCGTATTGGTTCATGGTTTTATGATGGGCCGAAGCCCATGTGTTTAGATGGGTGAATCGTCCGCGTTGCCTGCGGTTTCAGGCGCTGGCTCGCGGTGCGGTACGTCGATCACACCGTCGTCGTCTGGCTTCGGCGCTTGCTCGGCTACCTTGTTTAATCGGCTTGCGCGTTTTGGCGCTGGTGGCGCTTCTTCTTGGGCCGGTGCGACCTCGACTGGCGGCATGAATAAATCGTCGTCGTCCTTCAAGACGCCTTCAATGTCCGTGCTGAGTGGCAAGCGCTTGCTGTGGCGGCGAATAACCGTTTTCTTGGCCATCTCGGCAAAGTCGCTAACCCAAGGGCCAGACTTGCCGCTTCGGCTGCGCGCGCGGATTGCGTTGACGTCCTCGACGCTCATCACCTCGCGGGATTTCTCGCCGTCCTTCATGGTGACAATCGAATACACCGCGATCAGCTCGCCTCGGTTTGAGAGCGCTGGCTTGTGCGCGATGTGCTCTTCGTCGCCAAGGCTGAAATCGAAGTTGTCGTTCTTGTAAACCGCCTGCACGCTCCAGGTGCTGATTTCGCCTGAGTTGCGCACCAGCTTCATGATGCCGGCCACCATTGGCATCCACTGCGCGTTATTTCCAAACGTGACGATTGCTCCTTCGCGTCCGTCTGGAAGCAAGCCCATCTGCGCGGCGCGTGTGGCAGCTGCAAAAAGCGTGCGGCGGTCTGCGTCCAACAGGGCTGGGTTCATCTGAACAGCGGTTAGCGTGACGCGCACAAACTTCTCAGTGCTGACGTGCGCTGGCAAGGCTGCTTTGAACTGGGGGGCCATCTTCTCGATGGCGTGTCGTACTTCTTGCACGACGATCTGGTTGCTACTCATGGTTTCTCCTAAAAAATACAGGTGGCCGACCTGTGGCGGTTATTTCTTTGGCTTTCGTTGCGAAATCCTCAACATTCTATACCCTTTCCTACCCCCATAGGTCATCCCAATCATTTCTTTTGTAATTAAAGTCGGTGGGGTTTCTGTCTGAATTCCTGCGCTGATGCTCCAGCCTTTGAGGAGGACTTTCTCAGAGTCGCCAATGGCCTCTAGGATTTTGGCTTTGCAGACCTCTTTGTCTTCCTCCCAGTTTTTCGCCTGATCTGCTGCGTGCTTGTAATCGGCAACCAAGCGGGCAATTTCCTCGTCGTTGCTGGCGTCAAGCACCTTGCCTGGTTGCGCATATTGATTCAACCGGATGAGCACCTCGGCGTCCGCTGGCATGACAGGTGTGGGTTCTTGGCCTGCTTCTATGGATGCCCAAAACTCTGCAACCTTCGCTCGGATTGCCGCGATCACCGCCTCGTCGCGCTCACGCTCGATCACCACGCCTCGGTTGCCTGCAATGAATGCGCCGATGAATGAACGAGCGAACCCGCTGACCGCCATTTGGTGCTGGACTTGCATTTCGATGTGCTCTGGGGCCTTGATGCTGCCATCGTCGTGCTCAATCCAGCCGTCACGGAACGCTAGGTAATCCACGTTCTTGATCTCCAAGTGCGCGGGCCCGTCTGGGTGGTTGGTGATGACGAAATCGAACGAGCTGCCGATCCGCGCATCTGGGTCGCGGTAATACTCCTTCATCGGCCTGATCTCCCAGCCGTTTTCCTCGGCGATGCCATGGGCGATGGCTGATTCGAGGCGGTTGCCCCACTTCATGCGCTCGTTGGCTTTGAACTCAGGCACATCGCCAGATCGTTTGCGATGCCAGAGATCGAAGTGCGTGACATACGGGCTCATGCCAAACAGCGCGGCAGATTCGGTGCTGGTGACGTCCTTCGTGCGCATCTCAAGCCAGTGCGCTTCGTTGTCAGGTTGGATGATTTGGACGGTGCGGATTTCTTGTGGTTTCATAGTTCTATCCAGATGTGGTCGATTGCCATGGCGATTAATAGGATGGCGAGGGTCATTTCTCCACCCCATCCAGCCGGTCAGCAACCAAAGTCGAATAACCAGCAATGTCTCGCCAGCTGTCGGAGTAATTCGGGTCGCCGTTGAGCACGCGGGCGATTTTGTGGGCGATCATTTCGAGCGCCTCGCGTTGATCTGGGGCAAGCAGTTGCCACCCGTCCGTCAAGATCATGGTGTACTTGATCTTTTGGCACAGAGCCGCATGGTCTTTGAACTTCCCGTATCGAGCGCCGCGCTCTTCTAGGATTCTGTTGATTTCGGTCATTGGTTTCTCTCCTTAATCATGGCGTCTGCAACAAGATAGCAATCTCTTGCGATAACTTCAGGAATCTCCTCGTCTTGAAAAATATCTCCAGTGTTAAGCCAGTCCGTGATGACTGCCTGCATCGCCTTGGCAGCAAAGTAGTCACGCAGGGTCATGCCTTTAGCCATTTGATGTGGATTCTTCCAAGGGTCTAAGCCTTGTTGTGGAAACGCTGGCCCACCTGTTTCTTTATTCATGCTTCTCTCCTGTTGCTTTGGCGATGGCGGCGTATTTTGGTGAGTTGTTGATCTCATCTGTCCACCTATCTTGAATTTTGTTCTTTTCAAGCCATTTAGTTGGCAGACCTTCGCAGGCGTTGACACATGCAACAATTCGGCGGGCGTTGGCTTCATCCTCATCATTTCTGGTCAAAAAAACGGAAGCAATGTCTTTTTCGCCACCGCAGTATTTTTCAGACTTGGCAACGATGTCGCCATTGCCGATATATACCCAAGGCCCTGGTGTGTGCTTAGTCGTCATTTCGCCCCCGCCTTGCTAAAGTAATAAATCGCCCGAGGCTCCAAGGCTTCGGGGTTTAGTTTGCTGCCACCCATCAAAGACAGCTCAACGCCCTCTTTGCGCTTTTTGTTCACCACGCCAGATTGCAAGCGCGAGTTCAATGCGGCTCTGTCCATGGCCTTGGTGTCGATCTTCACGATCGGGTTTTTTATGTCGAAGGCGTTGGTCATGCGGCCCACCACGCAATCAAAGCCAAGGCCAACATCGCGCCAATCAATACCGCGACAAAATAATCCTTCGCCGTGTGGCGATAAGGCAGCGGCTTTGGCGTGTAGTTCTCTCGAAATGTGTTCATCTTTCTCTCCGGTTGAATGCAACACCGTGTTGCAATGAACGCAACTATACACCAAGAAATGCGAGCAAGTGCAAATAAATGTATTTGCGTTGCTTATTTTCCACAATTAATCCGTTGCGTTTTTTGCTATACTTTGCGCATGAATACAGAAAACGCAACACCAACAACCCCCGCCGATAAGTGCATCCAAGCCTTCGGCGGCGTGCGCACCCTTGCTAAATTGCTAGGCCGCAACGCATCATCAATCAGCCGTTGGCGCAAGTCCAAAGAGCAAGGCGGCACAGGAGGATGCGTCCCATCGGCCTTACAAAATCGTGTTTTAACACTCGCCAAGGCTCATAACGTGAGCCTAAGTGCGGAGGATTTGATTTGCGTGGTCGAGTGATTAAATTCGGCTCTGTTTGCTCAGGCATTGAGGCCGCTTCGGTCGCTTGGCATCCGCTTGGCTGGAAGGCCGCTTGGCTGTCTGAGATTGAGCCGTTTCCAAGCGCGGTGCTTGCGCACCACTATCCTGACGTTCCCAACCTTGGCGACATGACAACGTTGCCCAACCGCATCTCAAGCGGAGAGGTCGAAGCGCCAGATTTATTTTGCGGCGGCACACCATGCCAAGCATTCAGCGTTGCCGGAACACGCAAGTCGCTTGACGATGAGCGCGGCAATCTTTCACTAACTTTTTGCGAGATAGCAAATGCAATTGACACTGCCAGAGATGGAATTGGACTTGAGCCAGCCATCATTTTTTGGGAAAACGTCCCAGGGGTTCTCAGCACCAAAGATAACGCCTTCGGCTGCTTTCTTGCAGGACTTGCCGGAGAAGATGAGCCACTTGTCCCGTCAGGGGAAAAATGGTCGAACGCTGGTGCTGTGTTTGGCCCCAAAAGAGCAGTCGCGTGGCGCATTCTTGACGCCCAATATTTCGGAGTGGCCCAACGTCGCAGACGTGTGTTCGTTGTCGCAAGTGCTCGAAACGGATTCGATCCCGCCTCGGTTCTTTTTGAGTTCGATGGCCTGCGCAGGGATTTTGCGCCGAGCAGAGAAACGAAAAAAGACGTTACCGAGTGCGCTGGAACGCTCACTGCGAATGGTGGCGGACTCAATCGGCCCGCAGGAAACGCCAACGAACTCGACTTCTGCGTGACAGTTCAAACAGCCAAATGTCTTACGGCTGGCGGCAACATGCGCTATGACTTCGAGAGTGAGGATTTTGTTGTTCACGGAACTCAAGACCCATGCGTAAGCGATGGCCTTGCGTTTACGCTTGGGCGAAATAATGGAGGCGAAAACGCATTAATGCAGGCGATGCCGATTAACACAATGATTGCAACTCGTCACAATCAGCTTGGTGAACGCACAGGTTTTGGGATTGGTGAAGCTGGCGACCCTTCTTTTACTTTAACTAAGGGGCACAGCCATGCGGTTTACGCGTCAATGGCTGTGCGCAGGCTAACCCCAGTCGAATGCGAGCGCCTGCAAGGCTTCCCAGACAACTATACAAACATTCCGTGGAGAACCTATCAGGAAGCCGCACGTAAAGGAATCAGTTACGAGGCAATGCTGGCCGTTAAGGGCATGACGCTGAGTGGGCCTGACCGTGACCAGTGTCCTGATGGGCCTCGATACAAGGCGCTTGGCAACTCATGGGCTGTGCCTGTGGTGCGATGGATTGGAGAACGAATCAACTTGGCCTTGGAAATCTCTGGGGCACCAAAATGACCATCACCCTCCGCCCATATCAAAACACGCTTATTGAGCGCACGCGTGGTAAGATTCAACAATCGCTTGGCGGCGATTTCTCAGTAAACCCAAGACGGGACTCTGCTGGTACTGACCAGTCCGCCAACATTCGAAAGAATGAGAGTTCCGCCTTGGGTTTTTTTATTTGCAAAATGAATAAAACAACTGATTTAGCTGGACAAAAATTTGGACGACTTGTTGTATCAAGTTATTCACATTCTGACAATGGCGCTTTTTGGATATGTGTTTGTGAGTGTGGTACTTCTATTGTGAAGCGTGCAACAGAACTTCGCAGACACTCCACTAGTGGGCGAGTGCTATCTTGTGGTTGCATTACAGCGAAAACACGGATTTTCTCTAATGGCATCGTATGCACAGGTTGCTTGCAAATTAAAAAATCTAACGAATTTGCAAAGTCTGGATATGGGTATCAACCAAAATGCAAGCAATGCACAAGAGAGTGGAGAATTCAGAATGCAGAATATCTGAAGCGCATAAAGGCTGATTACCACATGGCTAATCGCGAGCGTTTGAATAAACGCGCGTCAGAGCGTCAAGCCGCGAATAAAGATCAAGCCAATCAAAGATCAAAGAAATGGCGAGAGGCTAACCCAGATAGAAGGAAAGAAATTGCAAACGCTTGGGTAAAAAGAAACCCAGAAAAATCAACGCAGCGTCAGCGTTTGAGGTCAGCTAAAGCTAAGTCCGCACAGCCAAAATGGGCTGACAAATCAAAGATGAATGAAATTTATAAATCGGCTCGTCTTAGACGCGCAGCTGGTGAGCATTGCCACGTTGATCACATAGTTCCATTAATCAGTAAATTGGTGTCTGGATTGCACTGCGAAGCCAATCTGCAAATTATTTCTGCTCAAGAGAACCAGTCTAAGGGAAACCGTTACTGGCCTGACATGCCATGAGCATCACTCTTAGACCACGCCAAGAAAAGGCAATCGAAGACATTAGAAACGCTTACAGGCAAGGATACAAAGCGCCTGTTTTGGTTGCCGCGACTGGATTCGGGAAAACTGCAACTGCAGTTGTGATGATTCAAAACGCCATCGCAAAAGGCCATCAGGTTTGGTTCCTAGCTCACCTGAAAGAAATCTTGAACGACACAAGCAAACGTCTAATCAGCGAAGGCATACCGCATGGTTGGATTGCTGCTGGGTATGACGGGAACAGAAATTTTCCAGTTCAATTGGTGATGGTACAAACTCTTGTGCGCAGGTTGACGCGATACCAACCGCCAACGCTGCTAATCATCGACGAAGCTCATCTGGCTGTTGCCAATACTTACCAAGATATTATCAAGTGGGCATCGGATGCAAAACGATTGCTATTGACTGCAACGCCAGTTCGTTTGGATGGGCGCGGGCTTTCTGAGGTCGCTGACGTTTTGATTCCAACTTGCTCAACTCAAGATTTGATTAATGAAGGACTTTTGACGCCGATCAAATATTACGCGCCGCAGACAGTTGATCTTTCTGGAGTATCAAGTCGTGGTGGTGACTTTGCGAAAGATGAGCTTGCTCAGTTAATGGACAAGCCGAAAATTACTGGAAGTGCTGTGGCCGAATATAAAAAGGTTGCGCATGGACGACCAGCCGTTGCTTTTTGCGTTTCCATTGAGCACGCAAAGCACGTTGCGGATGAATTCAAAGCCGCCGGTTATCGAGCGACTGCCGTATCCGGTGAATCAGACCCAATTGAGCGAGACGCTGCGCTAAGCGGGCTTCGCGATGGCAGGTTAGATATTGTTTGCAATTGCGCACTGTATGTGGCCGGAGTAGATGTGCCATCTATCGCTTGCATCATCATGTTGGCACCAACACAATCTCTTGTGAAATATTTGCAATCAATTGGTCGTGGGCTTCGTACGCATCAAGGAAAAGACTGTTGCATCGTTCTCGATCACAGCGGGAACCTTGAAAGGCATGGCCCTCCGGCTTTGGCTAGAGAGTGGAGCATTGATGGAAAAGCAAAGCGCAAAAGCAACAAAAAATCAGAGGTGTCAGTTAAGACATGTCCAAGTTGTTTTTCAACTGTCGCATCATTAGCGACACACTGCGGATGCGGCCATGAATTTCAGCCAAACACACGAGTGCTTGAACAAGTCGACGGCGAACTTCAAGAAATCGACCTGCAAGCCGCCGCCAAGGCAAAACGCATGGAGCAGGGGCGAGCGCAGTCAGAGCAGGACTTGGTCGCAATCGGACGCGCTCGAGGCATGAAGCGGCCAGAGCTCTGGGCAAGACACGTTCTCCGTGCACGCCACGCAAAAGAGGCCCGCCGTGTCTGAGTGCCTTGGATGCCAGCGATGCGAAACAGGGCCGATGGTGACGCTCTCGGACGGGCGCAACGTCTGCAACTTCTGCGAGGATTACCGCGAGGAGTGCGAGGCTCGCCATGTGATCTCGTTGCCAAGCAAATACGATCGGCGCGAGTACATTGATGGCATCACGAAAAAACGTGGCGAGGCGGCTGGGTTGCGGCTGGCCGAGGTGGTTAAGAAATTGTGGGCGGTGCGATGACTGAAAAAAAACTATCAGAGGCTGACTTGATGCGCTCTATCATGCTGGCGCTCTCTGCCGATGGGCACATGGTATTTCGCGGGAACGTGGGTTTATTCTTCACGAAAGACGGCCGGCCGGTTAAGTCTGGGCTGCCGGTTGGCTTCAGTGACCTCTTCGGCTTCACCAACGATCGTCGGCCATTTTTCCTCGAAGTCAAGACGGAAACGGGACGAATCTCTGCAGCGCAGCACGCGTTTCTAAACTCAATGCGCAACCGTGGCGCTCTTGCTGACGTCGTCCGATCGGTAGATTCTGCTCTGTGGGTGTTGCGTAAACCGCAATAACCATGGTATATTTTGTTCGGGGCTTGGCCTGACTAGCTATCAGGTGACGAGGCATGACCCTGGCGAGTGCTGCCCCACTTTTTCGCCAGTTTTGAGAGCCAGGTATGAATGCACAACAAGAATTTAGAGACGCCATTGCCGCAGCGGGTTTAACACCCCCTGACGAGATCATTGGCGACGGGAAAATCCAGCGGTTCAGCTCAAACGGAAACCCGCGCGACAAGGCGGGCTGGTACGTTTTCCACGACGACGAGCGACCCGCTGGCCGCTTCGGATGCAACCGGTCGCAAATCGACGCCACATGGTCATCCAAGAACAAGCGCGAGTTCACGCCAGAAGAAAAACAAGCGTGGCGCAAGAAGATGGACGATGCCAAGTCCCAGCGCGAGGCCGAGGCAGTACGCGAGCGCGCTGAGTGTGCACAACGTTCGGCACAGATGTGGGAGCAGGCTCAAGAGATGAGCCACCCATACGGTGTGCGCAAGCAGGTCGGAACCGAAGGAACACGCGTATTGAACGGAGAGTTGCTGATTCCATTGAGGCATGGCCCTGGCGCTATTGTTGGCCTCCAGCGCATCGCAGAAGACGGTGAAAAGAAATTCCTGAAGGGCACACCCATCACCGGCGCATACACGGTGCTCGGCAAGCCATCCAAGCTCGGGCCGGTCGTAATCTGCGAGGGCTGGGCCACGGGTATGTCAATCCGAGCCGCAACGGGCTACTGCGTGGTGGTGGCATTCAACGCGGGCAACATCAAGCCGGTCGCCAAGAAAATACGCGCGGCGCTCCCAGAGGCCGAGATCATCATCGCAGCGGACGACGACGCCTTCACGGTACGGCCAGCAGGCCACCCACAGGCAGGAGAGCCATGGAACCCTGGCGTCTTGGCGGCGGTCGAAGCGGCCACAGAAATACGCGCAAAGATAGCCACACCTCGATGGGAAGACGAGCGCGGTAAGGGAACGGATTTCAACGACCTGCATATCAGCGAATCGCTCGAATCAGTAAAAACCCGTATTAACAGCGCAATATTCGTTGCCGCACCTGATAATCAGCCAAAGGTCAATGCGGCGAGTGACCTGCCTCCGACCGGCCCGGCAGCGGTCGAGAAAGCGAACAACCCCGCAAGCAGCGGTGCCGTGTTCTCTCAATCGGTAGCCGCTGCACCCACTGAAGCGCTGCCAGCGCCTTCCTCGCAGATGGTGGACTATTACGGCTGGCTGCCAAACACCAATGACAAAGGCAAGCCGTTGGCAACCATTGAGAACCTGAACGAAGTCCTGCGCCGGTTGAACGTCATCGTGCGCTACAACGTGATCAGCAAGGAGGAGGAGATTCTCATCCCTACCGTTGGCTTCAGCATGGACAACCGGCAAAACGCCAGCCTCTCATGGCTGATCTCGGAGTGCGCCAAGTTCAAGATGCCGGTCGACCGCGTGCCGGACTTCGTGACCTACCTTGCAGACCAGAATCAGTACAACCCAGTGGCGCAGTGGATTACAAGCAGCCCATGGGACGGGCAAGATCACCTGGGCCAGCTGATCGCAACGGTGAAGGCTAAGAACGAGGCCAAAGACCCGCGCGTTACGGCCATGAAGACCGCATTTATGACTCGCTGGCTAATCTCCGCGGTCGCCGCAGCATTCAGGCCAAACGGCGTCTCAGCCCATGGCGTGCTGGTATTTCAGGGCGCGCAGTACATCGGCAAGACAAAGTGGTTCAAAACGCTCGTCCCAGACACCCTCGGCGTGCTCAAGGACGGAATGCTCCTGCGGCCAGACGACCGCGACAGCGTCATGAAGTGCGTCTCAAACTGGCTGGTGGAGTTGGGCGAGATCGACGCCACGTTCCGCAAATCAGACGTGGCCGCGCTTAAATCATTCCTGACAAGCGACCGCGATATCTTGCGTCGAGCTTATGCCCGCAAGGAGTCCGCATACGCCCGCCGGACAGTATTTTTCGCCAGCGTGAACCCCAAGAATTACCTGCACGACGAGACCGGAAACCGACGGTATTGGACGATCGAGTGCGAGTCGCTTGACCATGATCACACCGTCGATATGCAGCAGTGCTGGGCTCAAATCTATGAGCAACTGTACCTGCCTGGCGAGTCTTGGTTCTTGACGCCGGACGAATTGGACGCGCTAAACACGCACAACGAGGAGTTCACAGTTATCGACCCGATTGAGGACTTAATTACTAATTCGCTTGATTGGTCAACGTCGACGGTCGAGTGGCTTTGGCGTACACCTACTGAGGCACTTATGGCCATCGGCAAGCAAAACCCGACAAAGGCCGACTCAACAAAGGCTGGGATGATTATTCGCAAATTGAACGGTGGTCTGACAAAGAGGGGTAAAAATACCCGTTTATTGCATATTCCTCCTGCCAAGGTGTACGGTGTACGGTAAGGTGTACATAAAAAATGTCTTTGATTTATATAGTCTTTTTATATACCGTACACCACCGTACACCTATTAAGGTAGAAATAGAGAAATATAAGGAGAGCATAGAAAATGGGTGGGCACGATCACCAGCGCGAGAAACGCGTAGCCTATATGGAAATCGGTGTACGGTGTTGACGGTGGTGTACGGTAAGATGTGTTGCAATAATTGCAATACAATGATTCCGAAAAGTAATACTTTTACGAAGGAGCAGTGATGGTCGAAATCAGAATAAACACGGACGAGATTTCCAAGCAACTGCGCTGGTATCAACGCGAGCAACTTCCGTTTGCAACCTCGCTGGCGCTCAACACGGTAGCCAACGACGTGGCCGCTGACGTCACCGCATCCATGGACATAGAGCTGGACAAGCCGACACCGTTCACCAAGATGGCTTTCATGACAAAGTCCGGCAAGTTCAAGGGCAAGCGATCAAGCAAGCATGACCTCAAGGTGTCAATCATTGCCGACCCAGTGCAGGCCGAGTACCTGCTATTCCAAGTCGAGGGTGGCATCCGTAAGCCAAAGAAGCAAGCAATCCTTGTGCCGACACTCAAAGCACCAAAGGACAAATACGGAAACATCTCACGATCAACCCGCCGCAGGTACGCACATCCAACGGGCACGCTGTTCCATGCTGGCGAACGCGAACACAAGCAGCCAGGCGTTTACAGGCGCTCACGTCGCTCCGTTGTCGAGATGTTGGCGTCGTATGAGTTGCAGACTGAATACAAGCCTCGCTTCAACATCTACGCGACCGCAGCCAAGTCGGTGCAAGCCAACTTCAACAAACGGATGGTCGAGGCGTTGACCCGAGCACTCAACACGATGAAGAGGTGATGCAATGAGTTATACACAGAGTTATCCACAGACAAACAAAGATATAGACCCCATCGCGGTTCCTCCTGTGGAT